GACTTGCGGGACGAAGGTGGTCGGGACGGTTGGCATGGGTACCTCAGAATCGTTCGGTGGCTACGCCTTGCAGCAGTTCGTCGATGCGCTTGTTGCGGGCCCAGTTGGCGCCGATATCGACCGCGCTTCCGAGCAGGCTAGTAGCCGCCCCGAAGCCCGGCATGATCGTGCCGGCTGCGCTCGACAGGTTCCGGCTTGACAGTTCAGCCATCGTGGCCTGCGTGCCAAGATTGAACGCCTGCAACCGGGCAGCTTCCTGCGCCCGGACGGTCGAGGCGTTGATGGCGAGGCGGTCGATCTCCTTGACCAGGTCCATGCTGGCGACGACTTCCTTTGCCGTCCCCTGCCCAAGCGCAATGCCTCGAGCAGCCATCCCGGTGCGGGCGCCGGCACGGGCCTGACCTGCCCGCATGGTGTACTGGCCGGCTGCGGCCTGCCCCTGCTGCCCGACCTGCGTGGCGGTGAATTCGGCTGCCCGGCGGTTGATGCGCGTCATCTGCGCGGCGAACGCCGCGTTCTGCGCCTGCATCTTGAGCTGGTTCTGCTGCGACTTCAGCGAGTAGTACGACCCAATGGCCCCGGTAAACGCGCCGAAGATCGACGCGATGTTGCCGCCGATCTGCAAGCCCTCGGCCAACTGCAAGCCCTCGGCCAACTGCGATCCGAGCGTGAACCGTTCGCCGACGGTCGGCACGTCTCCCGGGGTCAGCGAGAACTCTGGACGCATGACCAAATTACCGCCGCTGGCTGGGTACGGCAAAGTTTGGAGCGGGTTGCCAGTCATTCCTGCACCGCGCTGTTGTTCCAGAGTCATTAGGAATTGGCTCATCGTCAGTCTCCTAGCGCAACTTCAAGGGTCAGACCCACAACCGTCAGGGGCAATGGGTCGGCTTGCCGGATGTACACCTGACCGCCGGCCCGCCAGGCTGGCTTCAGGTCAACGTCGATCTCGTCGCTCTTCAGGCTCGGCGGGGTGCCGTAGGGCTCGGTCGTGCGCTGCTTGGCCTCCACGAGCCGGTCAGCCGTCGGGCCCACGAAGATCCCGCTCGACTTGAACACCCGCAGGTACGCCTTGTTGACGTTCTTATAACGCCCCTGCCCGTAACCGTCGATGCTCATCACCGCCGGCAGGGTCTGTAGATCGCTTTCGTAGGGCAGGCCGACGTGGATCAGGACTGCGGCCCGGTCTAGCGTCACGGAGCCGCTGGAGACGGTTTCCTGCGGCTGTACAGCCCCGTCTGCGAGGATGCTGACCGTAGCCCCCTCCAGATGCCCCAAGCCGCTCACGCTGTCTCTGGCGAACGCCCAGACGGTCGTGGCGGTGTTGCGCAGGGCGACGGGCAGCGTGACGTCAACCCGGGCGGTCGCCACCGTCGTGCTGCTCGTGCCGATAATGCGAAGTCGGTACTTGTTGCCAGCCGTGTCGGTCAGGACGATGGCGTCATTGATGTCGGTCGTGGCCGGGAACGCGAAGATCGGGGTGCTGGACGTGATCGTCAGCACGTCTGACGGCCCCCAAGTCGTGCCGCCAGAGACAGTTACGGTCGTTGCCGTGGTGTTCGTGCCGTCGTACGTCAGGCCCGCGTCCACGAAGAAGCACGCCTCAAGGGTCGTGATCTGCCGGCTAGCCATCCGTTCGATGTAGCGGACCGAATTGCCGTTGATCGTGCGCTTGACGACCACGTACACGCGGTCCTCGTTGCCCTCGGCTACGGCGGTGCATGATTCATACAGGCCCAGTGTGTCGTGCTGCGCCCAAGCTCCGATCTGCTGCTCGGGCATGTAGGTCAGGCTCAACAGGTTGCCGTTGCTGCTGACAAACCACAGGATCGGCTGCGGGCTCTTGCTGTAGCACATATCCACCAGCGTCAGGTCATCGAACAGGTGGGCGGCCCGGATCGACAGGTCGCCCGTCACGAAGCCGCTAGCCTGCCACGAGTAGCCGAGCTCGCGCACGTGACCGCCTCGGGCAGCGCAGTACACGACCGTGTTGTTCACGATCTCGGGCTGGACGTCGTTGGCACCGATGTACGACTGGGGTCGCACGCTGATGGTGGTCGGCGTCAGCGCGTCGGAGTTGATCGGGCTGACACGCCATTCCGCGCTGCTGGTCAACAGCAGCAACTGGGTCAGCGGGACGATGTGATTGATTGTGTTGAGTTCGCGGGCAGCCACGCGGATGCTGATACGGTCGCTGTCCTTGACCGGCAACGAGTAGGACAGGTCGCTCTCCGTGCCCGAGCGAGTCATCCAGATTGTCTGTGGCGCGTTGTTCGTGCCGGCGAAGATGCGCCGCTGCTCGAAGTACGACACCGAGCGCGGGTAGTTGTTTGCGCTGTTGAACGGAGTTTCGACAATGGGCGGCGTGATGCCCATGTCCGGCGCAATGTTGTCATCGTCAAACGACGTGGCAGCCGTCTGTCCGATGTAGCCGAACAGGCCGCTCTGACGCTTGTACACGTTGTACCGGAGCGCCCCCGCGACTGCGCTCCAGCTGATCGTGTTCTTGGCGCCAATGGCGTTCAGGTTGTTGATGACGTTGCCGCTCGGGCTTGCCGCGCTCTCGTCCACCGCGTTCTGCGCAATGGCCGTCACGACGTAGTAGTTGTCGAAGTCGAGGCTCTTGTCACCGAACTGCACGAACCCGCCGCTCGCCCATGCGGTGTAGGCCGTCGTATCGACCGGGACGCCAGTGTCGTACGCCTTGACTGAGAACGTGTTCGTGGCCGGCGTCGTGTTGACGAGGTAAAACCCACTCAACTGCGTCATGGTGCCACCATTGACGTACACGCTGTCGCCGATGGCGAACCCGTGATTGCCGACCGTGGTCACGACGCCGGGGTTGGCCTGCGTGATGCCCGTGATGTTGAGCGCGTCACCGCGGCTGGCCGTTACCGTCGGGGCGCCAGGCACAGCGACCGGGGCAACGAACGTGATCGCCGTCAGCGTCCACGTCGTGGCACCAAGGCGGCGCAGTTCACGCGGCGCGTGATTAGGGTGCACGAGCGTCAGGACGTCGCCAGACTGCACGTAGTGGATCGAGAACAGGTCGGCCTCTTGGTAGGGCGACGGGATCTCGTAGGCGCTTGACGGCAGCGGATACCAGTACGTGGCGTTGGGCGGTGCGTTGCCGGTCGTGGCCGCGATGCAGTAGTAGTTCGTGCCGCCAGAGGACACCAAGTCACCCACCACGTAGGCGGTTGCGCCGTTGTAGGCAGCCGGCGACCCGGCCTGCAACGTGCTGCCCTGCGTGTGGAATCGGATATAGCCCTGACCAAACTCAAGCACCATCGTCTGCGTCGTGCTGTACGTGAACGGCAGCAGTCGCGTGCGCTTGGTGCTGTCCTTGACCGTTGCCACGTAGAACGTGCCAGGCCGGTTCTCTGCCGGACCCTGCGGGGTCGGGATGAAGTTCCGCATCTTGGCGGCACCAGTCTGGAACTTGATGTCATCAATACGCCCGAACATCTCCGGCGACAGTTCGCCGCCAGCGAACGACCTGTTGTAGATGCGGGTGCTTGGCATTGGTCAGCGTCCTGCAATCCAGCCCGTGATGTGTTCCGGCTTAATGTTGCGCTGGTTGGCGTCAGACATGCGAGCCTGTTGCAGGTAGGCCATCATCATCTGCGCCTGCCGCTTGCCCTCAGCCGCGCCCTGATCGCCCTTGATGACCGGGCCAGCAAGCATGGCGGCGAGGTGGTGCGACAGCGCCATGACGAACAGCGGGTCGAACTTGGTCGGGTCCGTGATGAGCGCCTGGTATCGCAGCAGCGCGTTCTCTTGATCGGTATACAGCACCTTGTTGCCGGACGTGTCCGTCTCAATGCTGTACGGCTGCGGCACGTAACGCCCAGCTGCAACGAGCGGTGCGTAGTTGTGCAGGAAGTCTGGGGTATCGCTTGGAACAAACTTGGCTGCGTAGTCGTTCTCAGCGTCGTGCGGCAGCACGCTGACGGCAACCATCATGTTGCCGGGGCAGGCATAGGCGTACTTCCACATGGAGTACGGCATCGTCACCTGCGCAAGCAGTGCGCGGCGAGACGCGAAGTTCCATGCGTGCATCTGGAGCAGGCTGTCCCGGGCGATGGGGTAGAACCGAGCGCAGTGCTCGGCCTGAGCCGACCCTTCAGGCGGGTCGATGCTGGCGATGGAGGCATCGTCGCCGAGGTGCGCGAGTGCCAGATTGCAGATCTCAACCACGCTTGCCATTCGATCCTCCTAGGAAAAGAGGGGCGCCGGGTGTTTAGGCCGACGCCCCTCCAGAGTCACATGCGTCGTATCAGTCCGCCGTGACGGTGGTCTTGGCTGGCCGGCCTCGCTTGGGTCGCACCACAGGCACGACTTCAGGCTGCTCCGACTGGCTGGGCGCGTCGATGGGTTCGACGTTCTCGTTGGCAGGACCGTTGTACTCGAAGACTTCGCCCTCCTTGCGGAGGCCGTTGTCGATGAAACACGTCACGAGTGCGCGGACTTTCATGTCAGGCGACCGTGAATCCGCTCGCGTAGAACTTGCGGCCATCCTGGATGTTGTGGACAATATCGCAGATGACCTTCACCGCGCCGACCGTTCCGGTCACATCAAAGCGACCGGACAGGAAGCGGCGACCAAGGCTAGCGACGCGGGGCGGAATCGGAACGACAATCACAGTTCCGTTCGGCGCGGCGGCCGACGGGATGTCAAGAGTCGTTCCGACGAATGCACCGCTCGAGGCGATGACCTGGGCGTTCGTGCTCATGGCGGCGTCATCCGCAATGTAAACCTGGAACACGACATCGCCGGCACCAGTTCCATCAACCGTAACCGTGTAGACCATGAACAGGTCAGCACCCTCGCCGATTTCGCGGGCCTGGAGCAGGTCGATGACGTTCTCGGTCACACGGTCGGCAGTGATGGCAGAGCTACCAGAGTCGCCATTTTCAAGCCGCAGGAATGAGTCAGTAATCATTGTTGTTCTCTCTTTCTGTATGTGCGATTAGGACACGGTGGATTCGGTGTTGAGGATCGTGTCAACGCGACGGCACGGAACGCCCTGGTACGACAGCCAGTTCTGCGGAGTGCCGAACTGCGACAGACCCCTCTGAACATCAAGAACGTTCTGCGAACGATCCATTGCCTGGATGGCAAGACCGGAGTAGATGGTCCGGTTCATGTAGAACGCTGCGCGTCCCATGCCATGGTTCGGGATGCGAGCCAGCGCAAGGTTCATGCACTTGACGAGCTGAGTCGCAACATTCGACGCCTGCGTGTTAGTAGTTGCCTTCAGGTCGCTGATGTCAATGTTGCAGATTCGCACGATATAGCGCCAATCCTTGACCACGAGACCGTTCTTCCACTGGTAACGAGTGGCATATGCCTGAAGGCGGCTGCCATCGCTGTTGTAGACGGTCTGTTCGCCGAGATCCTCGTGCATGAGACCTGCGGTGCTGCCCTTCGGGAACGGGCAATAGACAGTGTTGTCGCCCCACACAACAAGATAGACCGACGAGTTGTCGGAACCGCTGCCGCCAGCAGAAATCACGTTATTTGCGCTGTTGCTTCCCGAGAGAGCCGAATAGCGCGGCGCAATGCCGAGGAACTGCTTCGGATCGATGGCCGGGTTGCCATAGAACAGCGTAGTCGCCATCGTCTGGTTCATGGCCTCAAGGAAGGCCACATCTTCGGACAGGCGGAACTGAGCGGTGTTGCCGTTCAGCATGGCGAGATCCTTATCGACCTCGCTGCGAGCCTCAAGGATGCCGCAGGCTTCATCGACCTGTGCAGTCGTGCTCTTGCTGTTCGGGATGCCCTGGTTGAGGGCGCGCCAGTAAACGGTCGGAAGGCCCGTGCGGATGACCACGCGGTCGCCGGTCGGCAAATTGCCTTCCTTGAAGACGCAGTCCTCGAGGATTTCGTTCGACTGCGAGAGGAGTTCCGCGATGACCGGGACGCGGCCATCCGGATCGGTGCGCTTGGCCCAGTCGGCCAGCGTCAGATTCGACGTAGAGAGAGTTGCCATGTTGCGATTCCTTTGTAGGGGTTAGTTACGAGTACAGAACATCGGCCAGATCGGAGAACGACTTAGGGCCGGCCTTGGCCTGCCCGGTCGAGCCCGTCACGACACGATCCTCACTGATTGCCTTGCCTGCGCGGAAGAACAACCGGACGATCTCCGGGTGATTCCCCAGCCCAGACTCGTTGAGCAGTGTGCGGAGTTCAGCGGTGCCGAACGCATCCAGCGCCTTCTTGGCAACGGACAGATTCTCGGCAAGCGCGGGGCCGCCGAATTCCTTGTCCTGCTTGGATGCCTCCATCCAAGCGCCTTGAACGGCCTGAATCTGAGCCATTTGACGTTCGGCCATCTTCGGGCCCATGACGTCAAGCAGCTTCTGCGCAGCGTCCTGACTCAGCTTGAGTTCCCGTGCGACCTCCGAGTACGCGGTGATGGTGTCACCGTCAAACTCCTGACCTTCAGGAGCCTTGAATTCGTACTTCTCAGGCGTGGTCGGCTTGGCGTCGGCGGGTGCCTCGGCGGCCTTCTCTGCCTGTCCGGTCACAGGGGCGTCCTGCGCCTTGGCCGTATCGGCGGGCGCAGTCTGAGGTGCAGACGCCCTCTGCTCGCCATACAACTTCTCCGCCGTCGCGGAGGTGTTGCTGGCATTCGATGATGTGGGCGCCTCACTGGTTGGGGTCGCCAGCATCGTCGTTGGTTCGTTCATTCGTGTGTTCCTTCAACATGACCGGATAAAGTTCCGGGCATACGGCATGGATAATACCAAGTAACTGTAGGCCGTAGTTACGGTTACCTTCAGAGAAGGCCATTGTCATGCTGTTGGTGGCGAACGAGGACCGGAACACTCCGGCCCTGTCCAGCAACCGCCACACCATGCGCCGGCCACGCTTGTTGTTCATCAGCCACTTGACGTCGGCGGCCTCGTTCTCGCGCTCGAGGCGTTCACGCTGGTCGCGCTCGGCCTTGTTGCGCTCTTGTCCACGGATATCGAGTGGGTCGTAATTGCTCACGTCGGAACTTTATGGAGTTACTGATTTCCTACGGGCACCGTCACGTGCTGGTGATCTTGAGATTCCATGCCTCGAGCGTAATGAACTCGTTGGCGGTTGCAATCTGCCCGGTGATGGCGAACGTCTGCGCGATGCCGAATCCGCCAGTCGGGGTCATGGTGACGTTTGCGCCAGTTGACGCACCGTGTCCGGGTGCCGCAAGAGCGTTTGAAACTAGGGTCGTGGCTGTGTTCGCCCACGCCTGCTTATCAACGGACAAGCTCACGTTCGATGCGGCAACAGTCTGCGAATACCATCCGGCATCGCCGATGTTGACCTTGAAGATCTTGTTGTTGGCGCTTCCCGTCATCGCAAACAGCGCGTCAATCTCAAGTTCCATGCCTGGTTTGATCGCGTTCGCCGGAATGGTCACCGAAGCAAGAGTAATGTCGTTACCGACAACCGTCACGGTTGGAGTGCCGAGACCGGCAGCGTGCGGGTAGTTGATGGTGATCTTCGTAGTGTCCGCGCTGACATCGGTGACGGTGTACAGGCCGTTGACGCCAGTACCGCCAGCCCAAGTGACGCTTACAAGCTTGTTCTGCGCGACTGCGTTCGTGAGGCTATGGATGCCGGCGCTCACCAAACGCACGCTGCCGCTGCTGTCCTCGTAGGTCAGCGTGGTGAAAGTCGCGGCAGGAGCGACGATTGACACAGCTGTGGTTGTAGTGGCGTAAGTCGGCTCGTTCCGCATGATCTGGAAGTACTTCTCGCCTCCGTCCGCGTCCTTGATGCCAACGATGTCGTTGGTCGTATTGTCGTACAGGAAATTGTTGCCTTGCTTCAGGTATGGCATGGTGGTCCTTTCAAACTTCCAGCGCCGATGGGCTGGTGTATCCGCTGAACATGTTCATCACGTCGGTCAATGCGTTCTGTTGCCCAGTCGGAGCCTGCGCCATGTTCTTGACGGTCTGCGACGACTGCTGCAACGCAGCCGCCTGCTCCTTGGCCGCCATCGCTTGGTTGCGGGCGGTGCGAATTGCTGCGACTTCCTTGTCGGCGATGATGAGCGACGGGTCCACGCCGAGCATGTCGGCGTAGATGTCGGCCCATTGGTCGCTGTCGAACTTGTCGAGGATGTCCGGCTTCATCGTGGCGATCTGGCCGAGGTTACCGACGAAGCGGTCGACCGAGTTCGTGCCGATGGCACGCTGCGCCTGGGCGAGCATGCTGACGAACTCGACGTTCAGGTCCATGCCCTGCAACTCCTCGGGCGCCGGCGGGATGATGCCGCCCTGCAACATGCGCGTGAACGTGATGTCCACGAGCGGGTCGAGCAGTTCGTTGTGCAGGCGCTCGAGCACGGGCCCGAGCATGAGCAACTTCTCCTCGTGGCGCTCGGCGACCTCGGTGGCCGTCATGCGGGTGTTCGGCTGGCCCGCCAGCATCAGGAACATGTCGGCATAGAACGCACCACGCACGCGCTCGCGGCAGTCCTGAATGTCGTTGAGCAGGTACTGGAGGTTCAGGTTGACCTCGAACGCCGTCTTGATGCCGGCTGACGCGCCGTCCACGAACGAGATGCCACCGGGCAGCGTCTCGACGTCGCGGTTCTTCATCGACACGGGCACCTGGAGCGGCGGCTTCGTCTGGTAGTCGATGGCCTGGGCCTTGCGCAACTGCTCGTGCTGTAGCTGCTTGATGTCGCCAAGCGCCTCCATGCCGGGGCTGTTGCCGTAGATGTCGCCGCCGGCGGTGGCCCAGCGCGGGACGAGCGCGGGGAACTGCTCGAACCCGCTCTCTCGCAGGAACACGCCGTCCTCGCCGCCGACCTCGAAGTACCACGAACCCCACGGCATGTTCTTGTTGTCGAGCTTCTTGTGGTCGCGGTCGGATCGCGGTTCGATGGCGTGGATGACTGGAATCCACTGATCTAGCGTGCCTCGATCCCACATGTTGCGCACGGTCGTGGAGCAGTTCTTGTAGCCGAACTCCTTGACCATCGCAGCCACCGTCATCTCGAACTCGCGGTACAACGTGTCAACGCGGCCCTGCGCGTCGGTGGCAATGCAGTACTCGCCCGTCGTGACGGGGTAGTGATGGATGACGTTCTTGAAGTCGGGCAGCACGATGCTCGTGGCCGTACCGAACGCGCCGAGTTCCTCGTACATCGTGTGCAGGGCGCGGTAGGTGTTGGACTTCTGAAACACCAACTGCATGCGGCGCGTTACGTCGTCCAGCCACAACTTGACGGGCTGGTAGGAGTTCAGTTCCGGGTCGGCAGTCGCCAGCCTGAACCACTGTCGTGCCGGGCTGGTCGCGCCAGCCATCATGCCGGCTCCGAGCGTGCGCAGTGCGCGGGTGCCGGTGTTGTCGTAGATGTTGTTGTGCCGGCGCCAGCCCTTGTCGCGGTCTTGGCGGAAATAGCGCCCGTTGCGCGGGAGCAGGTAGGTGGTGATCTCCTGCCAGTGCGAGAGCCACGACGCACGCTCAGACTTGAGCTGCCCCCACCGCGTGAACAGCTTGTCGCGTGTCGGTGCGCTGGGGTATGACTGTGCGTCGCTGGTGTATTCGCTCACGATTACCCTCCGAGGAGTGAACTGCGACCGAGCGCCAAATCCTGCGGGTTGACGCCGGTCGGTCCAGTCAGCATGGTGCTGGTAGGTCCGCCACCTGCGCCTTCCGCTGCGCCAGCCATGATCTCGCCCATGTTGGGCTGCCGGCGGTTGGCTGCGGCCATAGCCTGGGCGCTGCGTCGCTGCTGCGATGCTGCCTGTGCGCTCGCCTGCGTTTGCGCTCGCCGCTGCTCGCCGAGCGCCTGCTCTTGTGCCTTATCGGCCCGTTCTCCGGCGTACACGGCGTACCCGGTTCCTGCGGCTGCTGCCGCTGCTGCCGCTGCTGCGATTGCAATTTCGATTCCCATATCAAAGCTCCTTCATCATCACGATATCTGCGGGGAGGTATCCATGCTTCGCCATCGACTCGTGCAACTTTGTTCCAGATCTCGTGTGCCACAACACGCGACACGCGCCTCGTGATCTTGCTTCTGCTTCTGCAACGCGAATCATCCGACCACCGATAACGCCTCGGTATGCCGGATCGACAAACAAAGCATCGTTTGCGGCGATGATGATTGCTGGGTTGTGCATTGTCGGTGTGACGAGCATTGTGCAATAACCAACCATTCGACTTTCATCAAACGCCGCGAGCGCGAACATGAGTTTAGCATCGACAAGTGTTTGATATTGTTCTGCTGATGGATTGAATGGGAAATCAAATCCCGTTTCCGCCCAGTTAGCCGCCATCAGTTCGTGGATCAGGGGCATGAAATCCTTAGGCTGAATGAGGCAGATGTTGACCATGAATTTGCGGCCTTACTGGTTGTGCATGCCCTCGTATGGGTCGTAGTCGCCTGGTCGAGTGTCGATCCGGTCGCGCACCTCGCGTGGGAGTTGCTTGCCCACGGGGAACGCGAACGTCAGAGCCAGCGCGTCGGCGATGTCCGGGCTGGCCCCGCCCTGTAGCCGGCGCTTGATCTCGTCTTTGGACTCGAGCACCCGTCTGCCGTTGCTGTCGTACGAGTACGTTGGGGTTGCGAGTTCAGCCTTCAGGAACGGGTCGTTGGGAATCGAGCCGCCCTGCTCCATCCACTCGCGCATCGTCCACCACATCTCGGTGCGCTTGTTGACGAACAAGCCGGGGTTGTTGGCCTTTCCGCCGAAGTTGATCTCGACGATCCCGTAGCCCAACTGGCGCAGCCGGTCGATCACGCCGGCCCCGCCGCCGACGTCGATGAACACGCCGTCTGGGTCGCGCTCCTCGATGACGTTGGCGACACGGCCAGCCAGGCCCATGTTGTCGATCCCACGGTAGACCTGCGGCTCAAACACGACGAGCCCTTGGCGCAGCATGATGACGCTTCGGTCATCACCGAACCTGGCCGGGTCAACGCCGACAACCAGCGGAGCGTCCACGATGTCGCCGTCTGAGTATCGGCGCCGTGCCGCTGACTCAGCTTCGGACAGCGTAATGAGCTGATCGTCGCCGGCTGCGCTGAAGTCGCACAGGTACTCGCGTGCGAACGCCGACTCTGGCATGTCGCGGCGCAAGCGCTTGACCTCGTCACGGTCGATGGCGTCCGTATCATCGACGGTATAGAGGGCAGACCACCAGTCCTCGAGGCCGTTGGAGCGGTAGAACAGCTCGCTGAACAGGTTGATTCCAGACGGCGTTCCGATGAACATCGCCCAGCCCTTGCGGTCGGACAGGGCAGGCTGAACGATGTCGGTCCAGACCTCGGGCTTGATCTGTGCGACCTCGTCAATCACGCAGCCGTCGAGACGGACGCCGCGCAGGGCGTCGGGGTTGTCGCCGCCGAACAGGCGGATGGTCGCGCCGTTGTGTTTGAACACGACGGCCAGATCCACCTCGTTGATGTCGATGGCCCCGGTCGTGCGCATCGGGCGCAGTTTGTCCTTGAGACGCGCCCAAGCGATGGCCTTGGCCTGGCGCAGGAACGGAGCGATGTACACGTAGAACCCGAGCGGCTGCTTGCATTTCAAAGCCTTGTCCAGAAGCTCCATGATGGCAAGTTCCGTCTTGCCAGCACGTCGGTGCAGGGCGAGAACGGTGAACCTCTTGCGCTTCAGGTGACATTCCCGCTGCCACTGGCGCGGGTTGTAGTCAAGACTTATCGGCACTTGGCACGCCCGTGATGACGGTCAGGTTCACGCCGCCGGCATGGTCCACGCCGACCTTGTCGCCGTACTTCTTGGGGTTCCACTTGGCGAGGAGCTTGAGCCGCGTCTCGACCTGGAGGCGACGCCATGCGACTTCGACCTGATCGGCTGGCTTGGTGTCGGCCAGTTCCTTGCACTCGTCGGCGATCACGTCGTGCCCGTCCTCGCGTGCGCGTGCGATGCGTGCCACAAAGTCTGGATCCTTGTCCATCCAGTGGTACACCGTTCGCCATTCCGGGTTTCCGGGCTGCCTGCACCATTCCCGCAGCGGCTTGCCCAACGTGAGCCAAGCGACCAGGTCGTCGGCTAGGTCTTGCGGTACTGGCTCTGGCGGTCGGCCTAGCGGGCGCGGCGCTTGGCTGCCTTCGCCTTGTCCGCCCGCACGAACTTCTTTGCGACGGACATAGGGACGCCGACCTTCTTTGCGAACGACCGGGAGTGCGCTGCCGCCTGCATCAGTCGCTTCTGTGCGGGTGATTTGCTTGGCATCAGGTTTCATTCTTGTATGAAAGATGGATTTCCAGTCCAACGGATTCGGCGATGGCGATTGCGCTGGCGAGGTTGCAGCCCTTGCGCCTGATCTTGGGGGCGTCAGAAAGCAGGCACCGCACGTTGTGTGCCGCCATGCGGTCCTCGGCGTCCATGCGAACAGCCAGCGCGTTGGTGACCTGTCCGGTCTGTGCCATGTGCTCGCGCACGGCGGCCTTCCAGTCATCGAAGCTTCGTACGATCATGGCGTGATTATATCAGTCCTTGGTGCTGTTTATGCCGAAATCTTGGATAGTTGCCGCCCAGACTAGTCGCGGTGTGCCCGGCCCCATCCACCGTGCCTCGATCTCGTCGGTGACGAAGCACCGTGCTTCGACCTGGGTCATGCCCTGATCGTCGCGTAGGCGGGCTGCGATCATGTCCGCGCTGTAGACGACCACGGGCGGCCCTGCCTCGCCGGCGCGGGGGTAGTGCACGCCGAGGATGCAGTCATCGAGGCCCGCCAGCAGCACCTGCTTCGACGACTTGCGTTTGCGTGCCATGACCGGGATTGTACGGGGCGGCGAGTCGTGCCCTCCACACGGCTGCGATGTTCCGAACGCTCTTGTCGGCGAGATCGTTGCGCACGACGGTCGCTGGGGATTGACCGCCTTCGAGGTATTCGGCGAGCCATCGTCGGTACATGGCCTCGGCCTCGCCATCAGCGAGGCCGTTGGTTCGCAGTTTGGCGAGCGTGAGCTCGCGCTCCTGCTCGACCTTGGCGGTCATCACGGCGATCCCGTCGGCAATGACCTCGTCCTCGGTGACGGCCCTCTGCTGTCCGTCCTCCCCCTTGACATACCAATCCCCCGCCCCCGCCCGTTCGACCCGTGTCCGCCAGGCTGGCTCGCGCATGAGCAAACGCTTCATCGCGTCACGAGCAAGGGGGGTAGGGGGGGTTTTGATTCTCTTTGACTCTGATTCTGATTCTGACTCTGAATGGCATTGCGTGGGCAATGCTCGCGCACTGCTCGCGCATTGCGTCGGCATTGCGGGCGCAGTGCGTGCGCATGGTTCTGGGCGCTTGTGACGGGCTGCCGCAGCACGCTTCGCGTTGTTGCTAACTGCTTCTGCCTTCTCAACTTGCGTGCTTCTGACGGTCTCCAATTTGGCATTTCGCAGCCGTCCGTCCTCGTCGGTGCGCTTGAACTTGTCTCGGATTATCAGCCAGTCACCTTCCTGCATCTGCATTGCGCCCGCAATGCGTGCGCATTGCTCCATGCAGTCCGGAACGCTGCCGTTGTCCCACTGGAACACCAGCAGGCTGATGTAGATCCCGCGCTGGGCAGCCGACATGTGGCCGACCGACGCGGCCCATTCCTTCGTGTACAGGGGAAACCAATGCATGATTCTGCCTTCCGTCCGCCATGTAGCGGACAAATGAAATCCTGAGGAGACAGCGGGGAGCGAGTGCGAGCTGACCCGCTGCCCCCCAGGTTGGGTTGTTGAGCGTTTGCACTCGCTCTGGGGTCACAGTCTAGCGTGTCATTTCATCGGATGTTGGAGCAAATGCACTACACATTTGGACATCTGTAGCGCAATGGGACACAACGCCTGAGCGTCTGTCCCCGGCGGCAGGTTCCCGTTACCCCAATGTTCCGGCGCTGCGGCGTACCTCGCGGCCTTCAGGCAGCACCCATGTCGGCAGTCGAATCCGACGTCACCGCGCCCCTATCCTACCGCCATGCGTCACGCCAACCTGCCGTACCACATCTATGTCAATGTGAACAATGTCGCGCTCGGTCCAGAGATGCCAGCCGGCACGACTCGCGGCATCCTGCACGGCATCTACTGCCGGCCCGGACAGGCCATCATGGGACACGTCCTGCTTGAGAGCGGAGCCCACTGGTCAGGGATGCTGTGGCATCTGATGAGCACCGGGTACACGTTCATGGAGCAGGCGCTGACGTTGCAGCCGTGGGGTGCGATGGGCGAGGACATCGAGGCCTGGCACTGTCACTACCTAGAGGGACTAGTGTGCTCGTCAATCCGAGGAGTGGCATTGCACGGTCGTCACACCGGGATCATGATCGACTGGCGGGACGGGTTCAGCAGGTACCCCGACGAGCACAAACCGCTCAACATGGTGCACCTGAACGGCGGCCAGTTCGCGCTGCTCCCGAACAACTACCTGATGTTCAACGACAAGCACCTCGTGCGCCCGGCAGCACGTCCAACCGTCAGCAACTACCGGCGCAACTCCGAAGTCATTTGGGGTCCGTGAGCCGGTACCCCAGTTTCCAGAGCAGGCGGCTGATGTCGTTGGCGGTCGAGGCGACGGCGTCCTCGTCGAGCTCCGGCCTAGCGGCGTGCAGCGCCTCGTGGATGATGGTGTCGAGCATCTCGTGCTCTGACTGACCACGTCGTATGCGGATGATGCGCGTGTCGGCGCTGTCGCCGTGCTCGACCTCACCGAAGTTGGTGAGGTGATTCACGAACCTAAACACCCAGTACCGTTGGCCCAGGCGTACGCGCATGGTGATTCACTTGAATCCGCGCTTCATTGCCTTATAAGCGGACGGGCTGACGGTGCTCTTGGACTTGGGTCGGCTGGTGCCGGCTGCCCGTCGTGCGTTGATGTTTGCGTACAGGCCGCGCTTTGCTGCTTTCTTTGCCATGTTCAACCTCGTGAAGTCTTGCCGCTGCACTTCCACTTTGCACGCGAGAGCCGCAGCGGGCTGTTCGGATCTCGTGCCGCCTTGGGATGCTGCTTCATCTGCGCGAACGAGCGTGCGCAGTAGGCGTCGCCCTTGGCGGTGCCAGGCTTGATGCGGTCGCCGCCGCCCTTGGCCTTGCCGGCCTGACCGTAGCTCACGGTTCGGGTGCGTCCCGTCTCCGGGTTGCGAACGGTCTTGGCGAATCTCTTTCCTTTTGCAGGTGTCGGCATGTTGCTCCTATCTGTCCTTCTGAAATGGTCAGTTACTGCGCTTCGCGCACCTCGTACCGCAGTCTACGCGCTGGGGTTCCGTTGACCCTAGCATGATCCATGTAGAACCGCAGCCATAGCGCACCCTTGGGCTTCGGCGGCATGCCCTTCTCGACAGCCCAGCCATTCTGTTCGCTGAACTCATCCTTGTAGCCGGGGCTGCGAACGTGCATCACGCGGTCGAGGTACGGGCGACCGTGCAGGGACAGACGCGCCCGCTGAATCGGCATGATCCATTCGTCGTGCGTGTGGCCTGTCCAGATGATGTCGGCGTCCGGCAGGTACACCGCCATGCGTGCGGTCTGGATGGTGCCTCGGGTCACGGGACCGCCGCCGCCGTACCCGTGGTGCATGTACATGACGATGCTGTTGCCGACAACCTGCCGGCGTTCCTTGTCGCGCACGAGGAACCGCACCCAGTTCGCGTAGCTGCCAGCGTACGCCTGGCAGGCGGGGTTGCGCGCCTTGAGCGCCTCAACGAGCCGCTCGTTCATGTCGGTCTCGTGACGCTTCTTGACGGCTGTCTCGTGGTTGCCGGGCGCGAAGAGCAGCGCCATGTCGGCGTTGGGCCCAACGTAGTCGGCGGTCGTTCGGATGACTGCATCGAGGTACTTGCCCTGCTGGTGCTCAGGCCGGCAAGCGGACGTGTCGCTACGCAAGTCGAATTTCCCTTGCATGAGGCATAGGAAATCCCCGTTGCTTAGCCAACGTGCATTGCGCTCCCGGCACTGGCGCAAATGCCGGTCAAACATGGAGCGATCTGCATGGGCGTTATCGATGTGAGCGTCGGAGACCAGCAGAAATTGCTGCTCCCACGATGCTGATGGCACGCGGCTCTCATCGTCGCTCATCTCGACGGTGAACGAACCCGGCTGATGCTGCACGATGCTGACCACGACATCAGAGTACGGATCTAAATAATGCAAACGCAGCCAACCAAAAAAATTGGCAAATGCTCATGTTGACCCCATTGACACACGATATACAGGTCTGTATACTTCACCAAGCCACATGACGTGGCAGAAAGAGGATGACATGCACCACTCACCGTTCAAATTTCTCGATGTAACCAGCGCTGAGCGTGACGCTGGTATCCGTTCCGTTCTGACCTGCAAGCCAGACGGCAAGCCCAACTGGATTGCCGAAATCTCGCAGTCCGTGTGGGCCGTCGGGTTTAGCCGACGCGAGGCGGTCAAGGCCGCCGTCGCCAAGTACCGCTCAATCGTCGCCGCCGAGGCCAACGACGAGCCCGACCCCGACTGCGGCGGGGCGATGGACTCGACCGGCATGATCCACTCCGATGCCGAAGGGGGGCTGTGATGCACGGACTCCCCCTGTTCGACATCGTCGAGGCTGCCCGACGGCGTGACGTTGGCATGACGCTGTCTGCGCAGGCCCGTGAGCTCCTGCTGACGCAGGCCCGCCTGCTGGCGCACGAGCACGCAGCACGGCATGGCACCGTGACCGCCGATGACGTGGCGGCGCTTATGTCCGCAGCCGGGATGAACTACGCTGACCTGGGCAATGCCGCCGGCAGCGTGTTCCGCGAGGGATTCGTCTGGACTGGCGACGTTCGCCAGTCAGCCCGTGTCAGTACTCACCGCCGCCTCGTGCGGGTTTGGAGGATCGCGTGATCACCGAGCACACCATCGACCTCGATCTGGACTGGCTGGATGACGACAACGTCAAGGCCATCGAGTTCGCGCAGGAAAACCACGTCGTTGGCATCATCACCGCGCACTGGTCCGAAGAGTCGTATGAGGACTTCGACCAACACGGCGGCTCCTACCCGTCAACAGCGTGGAAACTGTGGACCTGGACGCTTGAGGGCGTTCTCGTCAACGGCCATCAAATGCACATGCCTGACCTGCCTGCCGGCATCACGGCGGCGTTCGACGCGCACGGTTGCGAGAAGGAACTGATGCGCGAGCAGCCGAGGGGTACGCGATGATCGCTGTCATCATCGCAGCCGCGCTGGTCGTGCCGCCGCCTGCCGGCACAGACGTGAACCGCATCCTGACCGCCATCGCAGCCGTTGAGACTGGTGGCGAGCGTCAGCCGGACCGTGCCGTCGGCGACAACGGGAAGGCGCTCGGTCGTTTCCAGATCTGGGAGGTGTACTGGAAAGACGCCTGCGAGTACGACAAGTCGCTTCGTTCGCGACCGTACACCGACGTCACCGACCCTGAATACGCCAGGCGCGTTGTCATCGCCTACCTGTCCCGCTACGCACCGGACTGGTCGATTGACACGGTGTCGAGGATCCACAACGGAGGGCCACGTGGCGCAACAGGGAAGCGCCGGAGAGCCACGGACGGCTACGCGGCCAAGGCCGCACGGGAGTACGCACGATGCGATACTTGAGTGTGTGCAGCGGCATTGAGGCCGCGAGCGTGGCTTGGCATCACCTCGGGTGGGAGCCAGTTGGCTTCTCGGAGATCGAACCCTTTCCGGCGGCGGTGCTCGCGCATCGCTTCCCCAACATCCCCAACTACGGAGACATGACGAAGCATGAATCGTGGCCCATCACCCGAGGTGCAATCGACCTTCTGGTCGGAGGTACTCCCTGTCAGTCATTCAGCGTCGCCGGGTTGCGACAAGGACTCGCCGACCCCCGCGGAAACCTCATGCTCACCTACCTGGCGATCGCTGATCGACTGCGCCCGAGATGGATCGTGTGGGAAAATGTCCCCGGTGTTCTGTCCTCGAACGGAGGAAGGGATTTTGGAACCTTCCTCGGGGCGTTGGGCGAACTCGGGTATGGGTGGTGCTACCGATGCCTTGACGCTCAATACGTGCGAGTGGGGGGATGGCCCCGAGCCGTTCCGCAGCGCAGGCGACGTGTGTTCGTTGTCGGATGTTCTGGAGACTGGGGCGCTGCCGGAGAAGTACTCGCTCTCGCCGAGGGCTTGCAGCGGAATCTTGAGGCGCGCCGAGCGAAGGGGAAAGGAGTTGCCGCCGATGCTGAAGGCGGCGTTGGAGACGGTTGCTGCGGGACAGTCAGCAGCAAGTGGGCCAAGGGAACCGGAGGGCCGGCAGGAGACGAGTGCTACAACCTGATCGCGCAGCCGACCGCCTTCCGATGGCAGAACGACCGCGACGGCTTGCAGCAGGACGATGCCGTCGCCGCGCTGCGAGCTTCGCAGGGCGCGAGCGGGTTCCACGAGATGAATCACCCGGTGATCGCGCAGCCCGTCCCCTACGACCTGTTCCAGATCACCGCCCCGGTCAACCGACAGAACCGCGCACCTGGCGACCCGTGCCACACTCTCGCCAAGGACAATGCGGCGCACGCTGCGGTGGCGTTCCACCCGACGCAGGATCCCATCAGCAGCACGGACGGATCGAGCCATTGCATGGGGACTGGCAGCAGCCGTGGCGATGCAACTATCGCTGTGGCGTTCACCGTTGACATGCAAGCCTGCAAGGGAAACGCGAATGTTGGCGACGGAAGCGTCAGCCCGACGCTGTGCAAGCCGAGCGGGAACGATGTGCATGCGGTCGCGCATGCGGAAACCTTGCAGCATCAAGGGTATGATGCGTTCCATGCCAGCACACAAGAAACCAACGCCGTTGCGACATTGCGAACATTGCGGAGCCAAATTGGAGAGGAAGCGTTTGCCGCGTGGGGACTTGGAATACTTGATTCACTTCAACCGCAGGAAGTATTGCGGTCGCGTTTGCATGGCCTTGGCATTCGATGCGCGACATTCAGCCGTAGTTGGCCCATCGACTGCGCGATATCACGCAAGGAAGATCGTGCCACTTGGGCCATGCAATCGGTGCGGGAAGCCCAAGGCGAAGGATGTCCATCACTTGGATGGCAACTACCTCAACAACTCGCCACAGAACTTGGAGCGTATTTGTCGGAGCTGCCACGTCCAGGCGCACAGACGGAAAGGTTCGTGCGCGATCTGTGGCTTGCCGGTGAAAGGATTGGGTTTCTGCGAGAAGCACTATCAGCGTTTCAAGAAGCACGGCGACCCGCGCATCGTGAAGGTCAACCAGCATTGCACGCCATGCAGGTCAGACGATTAACGGCAACCGAATGCGAGTTTTTACAGGGATTTCCGCGCAACTGGACGATGATCCCGTACCGAGGAAAGTCGCCAGAGGACTGCCCAGACGGGCCGAGGTACAAGGCACTCGGGAACTCGATGGCCTGCAATTGCATGAGTTGGATTGGCGAGCGTATCGCCGCGTATGAGGCACAAAATGGGAGCACTTGAAAAACAACTGAAGGAACGCCTGCGGAAGGCAGCCCATGACTTCCCTCGCAATCGGATTGACCCGTGGATGGACGAGTTGCTTACCGCTGCGGTAACTCGTATCGAAGATCTTGAGCAGCACAATCAAATCCTGCAACGCAGGATCATGGAGATGCGCGATGAGCTACGAACCAAAGCCTGACACCGGAGCGATCTTCCAGAACCGCAAGCAGCACGACCGCCAACCCGATTGGCGCGGGAACTGCATGGTCAATGGGGTGGTGATGGAGATCGCAGCCTGGACGAAGACGACGAGCAAGGGGACCGAGATGCTTTCACTGAAGTTCAGCCTTCCGCGTGAGCGCGAGGATGCACCAGCAGCGCCGGCCAAGCAGGTTAATCACCGCCCGCTCCCCGATACCGACATCCCGTTCTGAGGAACAACATGGCAAACGAAAACAAAGAACCAATCGCGGCACTGGCCGAGTTGTTGGGCGTTGGCGAATACACCGAGGTCAACAGTATTGCAACAGAGGCCATCGGCGAGATTGAGGAGTTGCGAGCCAGCATGGATATGCCTGGCGAAGAACGCATGCTGCGACTGCTACGACGTGTCAACGACCGAGACGAACAACAGTGCGCTGAGTATGCGGACTGGCTTACCAAGCGCGACATGGGAGAGCGTGACGGATTTGCAAGGAACAAAGTTCTAAACCGCACTATGGCAATCGTGGAGGGAGTTCTGTGCAACTACGACAAGGTTGTCGATGGACATGGAAACACTCACGACATGTTTGATGAGCGGTCGAACATCTGCGACAAGATTCGTAAGGAATTCAATCGCGTGTTCTGGAGGAAGGAAGAACCGCAATGAGAAGCAGCGAACTTGAATGCGCACTACTCGCGCTAGACGAGATGAAGGCGCAACTTGACGAAGCCAGGCGGGAACTAAAGGTGATGACGGAAGAGCATCGCCTAGCGTGTGAAGATCGAGACTTGATGCAGCGCGAGCGCGACGAAGCAAGGCGGATGTGGTGCGAACATGGCACTTACACCCACCCAAGGCAACTTGCAAAAGAAATGCGTTGGGACTGCTACAAGGAGGACGGCAAGTGAGCAATCTTGAATGGGATGTTTATATGGCAATCCTCCGTGACAAGTCTGATGACCCATCGGTTTGGGCGCGTAACAAACTTCAACAAATGGCATACCGCATTCATGCCATCACCGCCGAGCGCGACGAGGCGAGGCGGGAGGTGTCGTTCCTAAGGCCGATCGTTTGTCTAGGAGCGCAGACCGCACACGAGTACGCCAAGCAGCGCGGCTGGGATTGTTTTGAACAAACCATGTGCAAGGAGGCACAACATGACCTTGAGGCAGACACGCATTCCGGCTGACTTTGGCACCGTGGTCCTGACGCTGAAGGGTGGCGAGTCCGCCATCCTGACGCTTGAGGACAAGGTTGTTGCCGTGTTCAGACCGAGCAGCAAGAAGGCGACCAAGGTTCGAGTTAGCGCACCAATGCAAATCGCCATCTGGCGCACCACTATCATTGAGGACGATGATGCACGACGACCTGATGCGCCGGATTGATTCGTACCTCGCCGGAAACGCGCCGGACCTGGACGGTGTCACGTTGGTGCGAGAGTGCCGTACTGCCTTGGCTTTGCGGACGCTACAGGCAAGCCTGCTCGAGCAACGCATCGAGGATCTGCGTGCATCGCACATGCGTGCCCGCATCGCGCTACAGGATCTGATGACCAAGCATCAGGACACACTGCGATACATGCACAGGGACACGTGATGCCAGAGACTGACGAGGACATCATCGACCGCATTGATGTCCAGCCGTTCGTCAGCCCGATCTTGGCCGAGGCACGCGATGAAATCATTTACCTGCGCAACGAGATGGCGTTTCTCATGCGCGGGTGCAACGAGCTCAAGCAAAGACTCCTGACCTATGAACGAACGCCTGATCGAGTTCACCGTTCCGGGCATGGCAGCACCGCAGGGAAGCAAGCGCCTGGTGCGCCTGCGGAACGGTCGGACGGTGATGTTCGACCAGTGCAAGCGCCTGAAGCCGTGGCGAGCCGCCGTCGCCTATGAGGCTGGGCGTGCTTGGGTCGGGCCGCCGGCTGAGGCTGCCTGCACCATCAGCGCCGAGTTCGTGTTTGAGCGGCCCAAGAGTCACTGGCGCAAGGCTGGCGAACTAACCAAGACCGCGCCGCTGCACCCGGGCAAGCCGGACATCGACAAGCTTTGCCGCGCACTGCTCGACGGTCTGACCGGCGTCGTGATGGTCGATGACTCGCAAGTCGTGTGGCTGAACGCACATAAGCGTTACGGGTCGCAGTCAGAAACCTTTGTCACGATTTCTTACGCAGCCCGTTGACAGCGTATAAGGGACTGTATAAAGTTCCCGCGTCGAACGTGGTGTTCGACACACATTGAGGATGCACATGCGTACTAGTCAGACCATCGGGGCGCTCGCCAAGTCATTGGCAATCGCCAACACCCAGATCAAGAACCCCAACCTTGACAGCGTCAACCCGCACTTCAAGAACCGCTACGCCAGCCTGGGCGCGATCCTGAACGCCATCCGCGTTCCGTTCGCCGCGCAGGGTCTGAGCCTCGTGCAGTCGATCAACACCGACAACGGCGTGGTGTCGGTCGAGACGACCGTCATGCACACCAGCGGCGAGTTCATCGCCGAGACTGTCAGCATGCCGTTCCCGGAACGCTCGACCGTGCAGACGCTCGGCTCGATCTGCACCTACCTGCGCCGGTACAGCGCCGCCGCGATGGCCGGCATCGTCGGCGAGGAGGACGAAGACGGCGAGCAGGACCGTCAGGAACGCGCCAGCAGCCCCGCAAAGCCCGCCCCTGCCCCCGCCAAGGCCACACCCGCCCCGAGGCCCATCGAGACCGTTGAGGCCGTCAAGGAGCCCGCTAGGCCGTCAGCGCCCGCCGACGCCTACCCCGACAACTGGGAGGGTCAGGCCACCATCCTGCGCGTGGCCGAGCGCAAGGGCAAGCCCATCGCCATCCAGATCGACGGCGAGCACGGCACCGCTTGGATCACGACCGACGTCCCCGAGTTCGTGACGCTCGCCAAGGAAGCCGGCGAGGGCACGCTTGAACTGTCCCGCGTCAAGGGCACGCTCACCATCATGCGCTGGCGGCAGCCCAACGTGACCGTACCCGCGCCCACCACCGAACTCCCGTTCTGAAAGGTGATTACATATGAGCCTGTACGCCATCTCGACTGACCTCGCCACCATCGTTGAACGCCTGCTCGACACCCCGGAATCGCCGGAGGTGCAGGCCGAACTGACCTGCGTTCTCGAAGGGCTCGACGCCGCCCTGACCGACAAGGCCGAGGACTACGTGCTCGTCATCAAGGAGCTCGAAGCCCGCGCCGAAGCCCGTACCGCCGAAGCCCGCCGCATGCGGGAACTCGCCGGCTGCGACATGGCGCTGGCCGAACGCCTCAAGGAACGCCTCAAGGGCGCAATGGAGGGCACCGGACGCCTGAAGATCGACACCGAGCGGTTCAAGATCAGCGTCCAGCGCAACGGCGGGAAACTCCCCGTCGCCATCGACCCGACCGCGATGGACCTGTGGGACGGCAAGTTCGTGCGCGTCAAGCGAGAGCCTGACGCCGACACGATCCGCCAGGCGCTCGAGGCCGGCGAGGAGGTCGTCGGCTGCTCCCTGATGGAGCGCGGAACCAGCCTGCGGGTACGCTGACCAAACGTCTCAGTCTCATCCTCGCCCCCGGTGGAACGCATGATGCGGGAAGCCGGGGGCTTTCCATTACGACAACAGGCCCGACACGCATGGAGCTACGCGCCGGGCCTGCCCACCAGATGGCGGGATTTGTCGGTGTCAGATCTTGCTGCCGTACTTGCCACGCAGCACCCAACCGGCGCCAACGCCAAGGACGAGTGCGAGGCCGGCGAACCAGATGTTGCCGAGGAAGTCGGAGAACGCGCTAGCGAGAATCATCGTTTGCCTTTCTTGATGCGGCGATAGGCGGCATCGAAGACCGGGTCACGCGCCCGCATAGCCGCCACGAACTCCCGCTCGGATTCCGGGCGGGCAGGGTCTAGCATATCAGCAGCCAGTTCAGCGGTGGCAACCTGGCGCCTCGGCAGCCACCCGATGGCGATCCTCAGGGCCGTGAAGGCACCGCTCTGCCACAGGACAAACGCCACCGCCACGCCGGCCAGCGCGATCCCCCACCACTTCAGGGTGGACAGCCATGCCGGCACCCGGTCCTGCACCCCGGGCAACTCGCCGTGGATGTCGGCGGCCAGACCGTCGATGACATCGGCATGGTGCACCACGACCGCGTCGTCGGCCTGCTGGCCGTGGTGGCGCAGAGTCTGGGCCTCGGCCCGGATCTCGTTGCTGCGGTCTGCAATGCGCTGCACGGGGCTGCAAGCAGCCAGCAGCAGGATGATGGCACTAGCCAATCTCATCGAGCTGCTCGGGACGCACGAACTGGCCGTCGATATAGCGGTCACCAATGGCTCCGCCGGTTCCATCGACCCACTCACCATCGAGGTTGCTGTGCACCCAATCCAGCCCACCCGGATCACCAACGATGATCAGGTCGATAACAACACCGTCTTGGATACGTGCAGCGATCATGCCGTGAATGTCCCGCTGGTCGTGAGGACGTGCTTGGTGGAACCGCCAGCCGTAGTTGTGGTCATCGTCCCGGTGAATGACACAGGACGTGCATTGCCGGGATAGCAGATGATGACTACCCCGTTGGCGCCCGATCCGCTCGTCGTGGTGGTCGAACCGCTGCCAGTACCACCAGCACCGCCACCACCGCTACCAGTGCTGGTTGCGCCGTTGGAGCCGGTCGTAACGTCAAGCCGACCGCCATTGCCGCCGACACCGCTGCCGCCTGTCGCTACGACGTTTGAACCCATCGTCCCGCCGCCACCACCACCCGCGTAAAACGAACCCTGAAACGAGTACCCAGATCCGCCAGTACCGGCTGCACCGTTGCCGTTGGTGCCAGCCGACCCGAAACCGCCACCGCCTGCACCACGGTATGGAGTGACGTCAGGAGCCTGCTGTGCACCGCCGTTGTTGCCCTGACCGCTCGTGGCCGTACCAGCAGTCTGACCCGCGAATCCACCAGCACCACCGCCGCTACCACCATTACGACCGGGCAGGCTCGCGCCATTGCCACGACCACCACCACCGCCACCAGTCATGGTCGCCAAACCGAGGTTGGTGATTGAGCTGTTGCCACCATCGTTGCCCGCACTTGCCCCCGTGACACCAGCGCCACCGAGCCCAATGGTCACGACGTACGTTGAGCCTGGCGTCAGCACGCTGGACGTACTGTGCAGCAGACCACCAGCACCGCCGCCGCCGCCACCGTACTGGTTGTTGGCCGTACCGCCGCCTGCACCGCCGGCAGCCACGACCAGAACCTCGGACACATACGGGCCGCCGAGCGACGTAAACGACAGCATCTGTGTGCTGGTCGAGTGCCGCATCGGGCGACGGAACCTACCTAGTTCGTACCGCATGACGCCCCCCGATCAGAGGAATGCGTAGAAGCAGCCCATGGTGCCCGTGCTCGACTCGACATGGATCGTGACGTACTGCATCCCGATGGTGTCGATCACCACGCCAGCCGGCGGAGTTCCGGCAGCAGCCGAAGTGCCGGGGCTGTAGACGTTCACCGTGGGGACGCCCGTAGCCACCGAAACCGCATGGAAGAAGTACTGCGTCACGCCGTTGACCGACAGGCTCGGGATGCTGCCTGCCGTGGCGTTGTACGAGCAGGTCACTTCGGCCAGCAGCGTGGGAACGTAGATCGGCGTGCCGCTCGTCTGCGTATAGGTGGCCCAGCCGACCACGCGGAAACCAGGGGTGGTCGCGTTGTTGGCG